TACGGATGTGCACATTGAAGCGTACACAGACCCGAACTTCCGATACGATACTTATGTGAAGGGCTTTAACGGGGCGTTCGTCCGGATAGACGCAGCGCCTGAGAATGAGCTTTTGCACACTCTCGCAGCCCTAGGAATCACCAACCCCCTTGAAATTGCTTGGGAGTCGGTTCCGTACTCGTTTGTCGTTGACTGGGCACTCCCTATCGGCTCCTGGCTTAGCTCGCTTGATGCGATGCTCGGTTATGGAGAGACAAAGTGTTCGATATCAACGATGCAGCGACATGAGTGGGATGTGCGTAGCGTTCCTTCTTTCGAGAGGACGTCACGCACAATTGTTGAAACTACCACTCAGTCGTGGCGAGCACGGAAAGAGGCTGTCCGCCTTAATAGGACGGTTTCCTCAAGTGTTCCATTGCCAACACTTCCTCGGTTTAAAGACCCGAAGAGTTTGGCTCACATGGCAAACGGCCTAGCTTTATTGGCCCAAGCCTTCTCACGTCCTTAACGGGGCGTATCCATGACGGTGGAATCCTCCATTGTCATAACCTCAACAGAAATACGGAGCAATACATGCCCGCACTAACCGCTGTGTCCATCAATGATGGCGCTACCACCCCTGCCTCCCACACTTTCTCGCCGGTTACTTCTAACGGCTCGAAAGCAGAGTGGGCTGACCGCAGCAGCACTACGCCTGCTGGCTATCGCACTATCAGCAATGAAGTGCGCAAACCGGCTTCGGCGAATGCTGCTTACCGAAACCTCAGTCAACTTATGCTTCCAGTGGAAGCGACTGTGGACGGTTCGGTCAAGGTGGTGGGTTACAACTCTATCAAGATCGATTTCAACTTCCGTCAGGAGTCGACCGATCAAGAGAGGAAGGACGCCGTAGCCTATGCCGCGAATTTGCTGGCATTGACTGCGTACAAGAACGCTATTATTAGCAACGAGCCTCACTGGTAAACTAGTGAGACCGCGTGCTAGTCGTCGCGCTCCGCACGAGGGGGGTTCGCAAGAACCTTCCCTCGCGTCCATCGTTCAGGGGATGCCCTTTGGGCTCCTCGCTATTAGGATATTCCTATGGCTCGTAACTCTCCTCGCCGTAATCGGCGTGTTGACCGTCCTTCAAAAGGGCGGAAAGGTGGTTATAGACTCCGCTTCAATCTCGCCAAGTTCCACACCTGCATCGCAGGCGTGCTTGGAGAAGATGTCACCAACGCCGGAAGACCTGGCGGAGGTGAACCGACTTTCACCGCTGGACCTAGAGAAGCTCTGTCAAGTTACTTATTGGCAGAACTCCTCTCGAAGTTCGACGATGGAGCCGTAAATCCCGAGAAAGAAGCCACCACGTGGGAGCGATTCCACGAGGCTGAGGCTCTCTGTTTCGAAACGAACCAACGTCTGACCGCTTTGGGCTTTGGCCCATACCAGCAAGCACTTTCGCTTGCTCGTAAAATCGCGGATAGGATATTGGGACCGTTCGACTGGGACCTGGCTGCGAAGTTTTTCGATTTTGGACCCGGAGCAACTACTCGGGTCCCGAGACGTAGAGCTGATGCGGCGTATAAATTTTCCGGTAACCCGGAGACCACCATAGGCTGTGCGATCCTCGCGGATGCGGCTATTCGCCACACCCCATACTGGACTTCCAGTATCTCGGAATTACCCCCCGAGGAGGGCCTGGGCTATTGCAAAATAGTACCAGGGAATCGCATTATTACTGTGCCGAAGAACTACAAGACGGACCGTACGATCGCCATCGAACCCGACATGAACATGTATGTTCAGAAAGGGATCGGTGCGATCATGCGGCAAAGACTTCGTCTTGCCGGATGCAACCTGGATGATCAAACCCGAAACCAGAGACTTGCCCAGATTGGGAGTCTTTGTGGTACACTTGCTACCATCGACTTGTCGATGGCTAGTGATACCGTATCTAGGGTGCTCACATCCATGATGATCCGTGAGGACTGGCTTCTTGCTCTTGAGCAAGTGAGGAGCCCGTTCGGAGTTCTTCCTTCTGGTGAGAAAATATTTTACCAGAAGTTCTCGTCCATGGGTAATGACACTACGTTCCCGCTAGAGAGC